CGGCACAGGGCGATGATATCGGAAGCCATGGTGGCAGAAGACACCGCGCCAGGGTTGGCGGGTAGATCAGCCCGCACAGCTTCGGAGCCGTTCGGCTGTTCTGAGGTGCGGAACTCCGCTCCAGGCATTTTTGTATAACGGGCATATCCGAACCCCTGCGGATCGATTACCAGCCGCAGAGCGTCGCCAACGTAGACGGCAACACAGTTGACGGAATACCACTCGACGGAGTCACGCTCTTCCGGCGTCATTGCTGCGTAATCCTTCGCCGAGTTGATGCGGGGGTCATCGGTAGCGCTTCCGCCCATATTTGCGAGGAAATCGAAGTCACAGAGCAACCGCCGCCCGAATGCTTCGAAGGCTTCCGGGGTCATCGTCACACGGCGCACGACCTGCGCCCGCTGAGCCTTTCGCGGGGACTCTTCGACACGCTCGCGGAGCTCGGCAAGAGTGGACTCTTTCCCGATGCCCTCGACCAGCCCGCAGACCGTGAACGGCTCGACATCTTCGACAACGGAACCGCGCTCGACGGTTTCAAGGTCGGCGCGCTCGGCTGCTTCGTAAGCCTGCCGCCGTGCTTCTGCTTCGGCTCTCTCGCGCTCGTATGCTTCGAGGCGTTCGCGCTCTTCGGCTTCTTTCTTCGCCTGGTCTGCGGCGACCTGCGCAGCCTCTGCGGAGGTCATCTCTTTACGCGGTTCGAATTCGTCGCACTTGATGCGAATATCGCAAAAATAACCAATGTCGAAATAGTCCGTCATGATGTCGGAGCGGTCCCAGTTCCACGCGTTCGCGATCTTTGCGACGGAGTTCAGCTTCTGAACAAACGATGAGGTGAACTCAGGCGCGCTTTCTTCGGTGATTTCGTGCCGATATTCCCGAACCCGTGCATCCTTGATGCAGTTGTAATAATACTCCCGCAGCCACTCCGGGTGACTGCTGTCGGGGATGTTCCACCGCCACTCACCGCCTACATAAACGCCGATAGAGGAAGCGCGGAACAGCGGCAACCAGCCAAAGCGGGCAACCATTTCCGCAACGCTCCGAAAGTCTTCGGGGGTGGCTTTCACTGTTACGGTGATGTGGTCGGTATGGGTCGACTTGCTCGCGCGGACGGTGCATCCAGTCGCGCCGCGCCGCTTCAACTGCTCGCGAATCGCCTTTGCAAGCTCTGCGCCGTAAGGCTTGGCGCCGAGGTTGTCGAGCCCTGAAAGATCGATCTCTGAGGGCTTCTCCGCGGGCTTTCTGGACTGCTCGCGGATCGGCTGCGTCTGATCTGCTTCACACCCTGAAAGGGCATTTTCTACCGCTTCGCGGCTGGCGTAGCCATACCACAGAGCGCGGGCACGATGCCAGCGGAACCCCAACGCCTTGAGGGCGTCGCGGGTCTTCTGGTCGGGCTTTGCTGTGAAGGTGATTTCAAGCGAACCGCGCGCGGGGTTCGGGTTTATGGAATAAGCGACGGCGGGCACAGCTTCCGGGGCTTCTGCGGCTTCTGCAGTGGGCTCTTCGGCAACTTCTGCCGGGGTGAACTTAGAGAGGGCGCGCGCGATCTGATCGAGATGGGCGGGGTGCATGTTGGTATAACAGCGCATGCACTGAACCATTGTTTCCTCATCCCACGCGGACGGCTGAGAGGCTGCCCAATCTTTGGACGAATAGAGGCGACCGTCCCAGCGGCTGGAGCGGTTGACGAGCGATGCGACGACCTCGACGGCGAGCGGATAACCGACCGCGGCGACGAATGCGGCGACAGTGTCGGCGGGTGTCTTCTTGTCGAATCTGTCCGCCTTCTGGATCGCTTCGAGGGTTTCGATTGCTGCGCTGAATGTCTTCTTATACTCGCGGAGTGAATCGATGTTTTCGGGGGTTCTGAATACTTCGTAGTCGTTTCTTGTCTTCATGGTTTTTTTCTCCTTTTCAATATGTCAATGATTAGACAATTACAGAGTAAACCGCCCGGCGTATTATGTCAATGCATTTTCAATTATTTCATGAGACCCTCTACATTTATTCATAGTTAGACATCCCTAACTATAGAGTTTGTAATAGTTAACTATCGGAAGATGTTTGTAATAACTAACCAGGTTAGTATAAACTAACATCTTCTAAAGTTAGTAATCACTAACCAGCATAGTTATATATGACTAACCGTAGGTTATATATAACTAACTAGTATGGAATAGTTAGTGATATCTAATCTATAGTTAGTAATAGTTAACTGTATTAGTTAGATATGTATAACAGTAGCAGTTAGTAATATCTAACATGTCCGGGCGGAGATAGTTTACAAATACGGGGAATTTGTAAACTTTCCGGGGTTTTACTTCGCATAATGTACATTATTCGATGCTTTTGATACCCTACAATAACCGTGCTAAAACCGCATAACAAAAGGATTTTCGATGATTCTGCGGGGGTTAACTCATGTACAGGCTGTTTCATTCCGCTAAACATTGGGGGGGGTCGGGGTATATAGGCAAGGGGGTACGGGGCGCGGGTTAGCCCCCCTACCACGCTGAATAACAAAAGGGCTATAATGGCGACGGAGAGGGGGCATGCATGAAGAAAGAGGAGTTACTGGACGGGATCATAGGGGTAATACGAACAGACGTAAGGGAACTCGGGGCGTACAGTGATCTGGTAGAGGTTCTTATTGCGTGGGGGCGGAGTGACAACCGGGCGTATAAGAGAGCGGACGAGGTATTGTTCATCTTGAATTACGGGATGAATCTTGCGGTAAAGGAGCGGGCGTACGAAAGGGCGGAAGCATTCCGGCAGATGATATTCAAGGTGCTTGTATTTTCGGCGCCGAAGAATTTCGATCATTATCTGCAGGCGTTGGAGTACGATCGGAATCCGAGCGAGAGGTTTTATTTACCGAGGCGGGAGGTGCTGTTAGGGCATGTCAGAGCATTGCAGAGGCTGTACGAAGGGGAGATACAGGAACTGTTCTTGTCACAACCTCCGAGGACGGGTAAGTCGTCTCTCATTACGATGTTTTATACATGGGTGTTCGGGAAGGACTCGGAGCATTCTAATCTGTACTGTTCTGTTACGGACGATCTGACGAAGGCTTTTTACAAGGGAATCTTGGAGATCATAACAGACCCGGACACGTACCATTGGGACGTTATCTTTCCGAGTGCGAAGCTTGTTGCCAAGGACGGAGACAAGGAGACGATCAACATCGACCGAAACAAGAAGTATCCGACATTAACGTGCAGGAGTCTGTACGGGTCTCTTAACGGAAGCTGCGACTGTTACAACATTCTGTGCGGAGACGACCTGTTAACGGGAATCGAAGAAGCGAGGAATCCGAGCAGATTGGAGACAGCATGGGCAACCGTGGACAACAACCTGCTGTCCAGAGCAAAGGAAAGTGCGCGGATACTGTGGATCGGGACGAGATGGAGTCTTCAGGACCCTATAGGACGGCGAAAGAGAGCGCTGGAGAACGACGAAAGGTTCCGGTCGAGGAAATGGGAGGAGATATCTATTCCTGCACTGAACGATAAAGACGAGTCGAACTTCGATTACAAGTACGGTGTCGGATTTTCTACGGAGTATTACCACCAGAGGCGGGCATCGTTCGAGGCGAACAACGATATTGCGTCATGGGACGCGCAGTATCAGAACAGCCCGATCGAAAGAGAGGGGGCTGTGTTTACCCCGGATACGATGCGTTATTACAACGGGGTGCTGCCGGACGAGGAGCCGATGCGGGTATGGGCGGTATGCGACCCTGCATTCGGAGGAGGCGACTTTGTTTCTGTGCCGATTATTGCCACGTACAACAAACTGGATCATTACGTTGTCGATGTACTGTTCAACAACAGGGACAAGAGCATTACACAACCGTTATTGGCGAAGAAATTACAGAAGAACAATGTCGGCACGATCGATGTCGAAGTTTCCAAGACAACGAGGGCGTATATCGAGGGTCTGCAGGAGGAACTGAACAAGATCGGGTATCATTGCACGATTACGACGCACACTGCGCCCCAGAATACGTCGAAGGCGATACGTATTTTTGACAAGGCACCGGATATACGGCAGTACTTCATCTTCCGGGACAGCGGACACCGGAGCAAAGAGTACAATCAGTTCATGCAGAATGTGTTTTCTTTCACCGTAGAGGGGAAGAACAGACACGACGATGCGCCGGATTCCCTGTCGATGGCTGTTGCGGGTCTGTTCAAGGTCAAATCCGCAACAATCGAAATCATTCAGAGACCGTTCTGACAGCATATTTACACCGTTCGGGCGATGTTGACACCCTTATATTGGAGAGCATTGAAAGATGCTCTTTTTTTCTTTAGCATGGCGATGAAGGGGGACACAAAAATGCCTGAAGAAAACGATATTCCCGTTCAAACGGACACGGATGCATCCCCAGCGGTCACGCCGGAACCGCACTACACGTTCGGCAACAACGGAGCAGGAGGCACAACGCCTCTTTATCCGGGTTCATACGACATTATCGGCGCACTCACGGGAAGACGGGAGATTGTTACCGCTGCCCGTGTTATCAACCAGAGCAACATCATCGACGAACTGCGTAAGGCGGTCGAAGTACACGACCGGAATGCGCGGGAGATCAGTTTCCTGTGGGATTATTACTGCGGGAAACAGCCGATTCTCCACCGGGTGAAGGATGTGCGGCCGGAGATATGTGCAAAAATTGTGGAGAACCATGCGGACGAAGTGGTTTCCTTCAAAACCGGCTATAACTTCGGAGAACCGTATGTACTTGCGGGAAGATCCGAAGACGACTGTTCGGAAGCGATCCAGCAGTTAAACGCATGGAACGCAGAGAACGACCACGACGCCAAGGACGTAGAGCTTGGCACATGGATGTTCGTTGCGGGTACTGCGTACAAGATGGTGTTTCCGGCAGGGGAAGCGGAAGAGGACATATCTGAACTGTCTTCTCCGTACATCGTTTCTGTGCTCGACCCCCGCGATACATTCGTTGTGTACTACAACGGTGTACAGAAGATTCCTGTCATGGGGGTCAAGGCAGTTACGGTAGGAAACACGAAAACGTCAGCGGACACGCTGTACTGTGTTTATACAGAGAACGAGTATTACGAAATCAGCAAACAGGTTGTCGAAGGCGGACAGGGAACGGTATTCCCGAAGAGGAACCATCTCGGAATGATCCCGATTGTCGAGTATCCGCTCGGATTTGCAAGGAGAGGAGCGATCGAGCCGATTCTCGGACTGTGCGACGCCCTCAACGCGCTTGCCTCGAATCGTCTTGACAGTGTCGAGCAATTTGTGCAAAGCATCATGATTTTTCGGAATGTAGATGTGGACAGCACAGATGTCGAGCGTCTTCAGCAGCTTGGTGCGATCAAATACCGCGATGTAGATCCTCAGACACCGGGCGAAGTCCGGTACCTTGTGGCGGAACTCAATCAGGAGGGCACACAGACGCTGAAAGACGATCTGTACGAAAGCATCGTCACCATCAGCGGACTGCCCAACAGGAACGGCGGAAACAGCACATCAGACAACGTCGGAGCGGTTATATACCGTGACGGATGGTCTGCGGCAGAGACAAAAGCGAAAGAGGTCGACAAGTACTATCAGAGAGCGGAGAAGAATCTGCTCAAAGTCATCCTCAGAATCTGCCGGGAGACAAACCGGTTCGATGTGCATCTGTCGAATATCGAGATCAAGCCGACGCGTAAGAACTACGAAAACACACAGGCGAAAGCGACTGTACTTACACAGATGCTCGGATGCGAAAAGATCGCGCCGAGACTGGCATTCAATGCCTGCGGAATGTTTACCGACCCGGAAGCGGCATGGAAAGAGTCTGTGCTGTATTACGAAGAAAACGCGAAAGAAGAGACGGAGAATGCCGAAAGTACAGTTAACGCAGGAGACGATACAGAAAATCGAGTCGGTTCTGAATAAGGGCTGTCAGGCAGAGGTCAAGATCGAACACGGGCAGCCGGAAGTGGTCTCCATCAAGCGAAAGAAAGTCACAGGCGAGATAGGCGAGACAGGCGAGACAAACGAATAAAAACCCATTCGAAAGAGTCGAAGGGAATCCAAAGGGATTGCAATAAGGCACACAGAGAGGTGCTTTGCAATCCCTTTTTGCATAAAGGAGCGGAAGGAGCCAGCGGGATGGCAACGATATTACAGTTCGACGAGATAAACCGCCTCGCGGAGGAAATATATACGCGAACTGCATCGCTCCCCGCAGAGAGGCGGAAACAGGAGATATGCGACGAGATCGAGGATCTCCTCATCATCGCATATGCATTCGGACAGGAACGGGTATACGAAGCGGCCGGTATCCCAAGCGATCAAGCAGTGCGGAGACCGGGCGGAAGAAGAGGCGAACAGGTACCGGATACATTGCCGGTGCCCGAGATTCCGCAGAGTTCCTCAGAGGACGTTTACAGGGCGATATACAAGCCTGTAGCGGGCGAAACGTTCGAGGAACGGATAGAAAGACGCATCGAGGAAAAGACCCTCGATTTGCCCGCATTACAGCGCATTGTCGAGACGGAATATCACCGTGTCGAAGAGACAGGCGCGTACGATACGGCATTCATTGTTGCAAATGCGACAAAGAGGAAGCCGTACAAAGCATGGAAGACGATGCTCGACGAGCGCGTCAGATCCACGCATGTGTATCTGGAAGGAGCAGAGGTTCCAATCGACGATCTGTTCTTCACCTACGACGGCGACTGCGCGATGTTTCCGGGAGATTTCTCCGACCCGGAGAACAATTGCGGATGCAGATGCTGGCTAAGTTACACATTTCGGTAGAAACGGGAAGTTATGCCCGTTGCATACAGCGTCAGAGAAGACGGCAAAAAACGCAATACGGTGCAGAGAAGCAGCCATAAAAAACGCAGAAGGAGGAAAAGGTGAGTTATTTATCAGAACTGCTCGGAGATGCCTACAAGGAAGGCATGAGCGAAGAAGAACTGTCCAAGGCAATCGAGAAAGCTGTCGGTGCCAGAGACAGGGAGTCGGAGAAAGAGGTCAAGAAGGTCAAGGCTTCCTTCGACAGGACAGCATCGGAAGTATCCGAATACAAGAAGCAACTTGCGGAATACAAGAAGCAGCTTGCCGAAAAGATGTCCGAAGAAGAAAGAGCCAAGTCAGAACAGGACGAACTGCTTGAGAAACTCCGAAACGATAACGAGATGTACAAAAAGCAGATTGCGATTGCGGAGAGCAAAGCACAGCTTGCGACACTCGGTTATTCAGAAGACCTTGCCGCAGAGACGGCGGAGGCTTTGTATTCAGGAGACCTCGCAACGGTTTACAAGAACCAGCGTGCGGTCATGGATGCGAAAGAAAAAGAGATCCGTGCAGGGGTGATTAAGGAGACACCGATTCCACCGGCGGGAGTCAATCCCTCAACAGGAAGCATCACACTCACACAGCTCAGAAACATGAGCATCAAAGACCGGTATGCATTCGCTCAGGAGCATCCCGAGGAGTACAACCGGCTGTACACAGAAGGAAAGGATTAAGAGAATATGGCTAACAGACCGTATGCAAACTTTGTTCTTCAGAACGAAGTTGAAGACCAGTTTCAGTCACATATCGATCATGCGCGTTTCTGCACAGTAGACACTCAGCTCGAAGGCGAACCGGGCATGACCAAAAAGATCCGCAGATACTATGCGAAGGTCACACCGATTGCAGGTGGCTCTTCCGTTAAGGGCGGTACTGCGGTAGAAAAGGTCGCCCTCAAAGCAGGCAACACCAAAGTCATCGAAATGGATTACGGCGAGAACCCCTACACCGTTCAGACCAGTCAAAACCAGGGAGTATGGTATGACGAAGAGGTGATGCAGGATCCGTACGTCGGTCTTGTCATCGCACGTTATGCCGGTACCGATATGTTCAACACCATGAACGCAGATGTCATGGCTGAATTCGCTAACACCACTCAGCAGGTAACTATTTCCGGCTCCGACTATTTCGGCGCATTTGTCGATGCACAGGCACTGCTCCCGATTACAGACGAGTCCGAGGATGTTTCCGAAACATTCGCTCTCGTCAACAAGAACATGGTAGCGAAACTCCGCAAGGCTCTGAAAGACGATCTCAAGTATGTCGAGGCGTTCTCTCGTCAGGGCTACATCGGAACCGTTGCTGGCACAAACATCTATGTCGACCCGCTGGCTCCGTTCACCGCAGGTTCTGGCGGTACTGCCGACACAGGCACAATCTATCTTGCGACAAAGAAGGCTGTCACCCTGTTCACAAAGACCGGCACTCAGATCGAGTCCTATCAGATCGGCAACCGTTCTTCCGCTGATGCAGATATTCGTAAGAACACTCTCATCACCCGGAAGTATTACATCGCTGCGCTTACTGACGAGCGTTACGCGGTCAAGATCGTACTTTAAGGCAGGATAGAGGAGGTACTCACAATGGAACAGTCCAAAGAAGAAATGATTCAGAAGGTCATGCTTATTTCCGAGGAAACAGACGCAGCGATTGTGAGTTATTACCTCGATAACGCCGAAGAGATCATTCTGAGACAGTTACATCCGTTCGACGAAGACTGGAATACCGAAACCCCGCCGACAGTACCGGCGAAGTATTACAACCTTTGGGTTCGGATGGCTGTGGGTCTGTTGGCAAAGCGCGGAGCGGAGATGGAAAACATGCACATCGAAAACGGCATCAACCGTCATTATTCGAGCGCAGACGTTCCGGCATCCATGCTCCGCGAGATCACCCCGAAGGCGGTGATGTGGTAATGCGGACGCTTGTACGAAACAGGCAGGCATTCTGGTACGCACTCTATGAAGGCAAGGAAGAATTGAGAGACGAGCAAGGCTTCCTTACCGGAGAGAAAGCAGTCAAATACTCCGATCCGATGCTTTATACAAAGGCTAATATCTCTTCGGCATCGGGGTATTCCAGCACGATGCAGTTCGGAATTCTCGCGGATTACGACAAGGTCATTGTCACCGGCGACATGACCTGTCCGATCGACGAGAATTCAATCCTGTGGATTGACGAGACGGACACATCAAAGCCTCACGATTACATCGTGAAGCGGGTTCGTAGAAGTATTAACGGACTGTCCTACGAAGTCGCGAAGGTGAAAGTCAGAAATGGCGAGGACAGTTAACTTCGAAATTCACGTTACCGGGTTTGATGGGGTTCTGAGGGATCTCGAAAAGGAAATCGATAAACGCGCAACCGTGTTTGTCCGAAGACTTGCAGAGATCGGCTTGGAAGAGGCGCGAGTGCAGTATGCATCCGCTCCTTATGCCGGAGATAAAGGCGAACCTGGTTCCATCATATCCATGAACGTGGACGAAGAAGCACTGAGATTCGAAATAGTCGCCGAGCACGATTCTGTACTGTTTGTCGAGTTCGGAACGGGAGTGCTGAATTTCTACAGCGCACCGGAAGCGAAAGCGGAACTCACAGACGCATCAGAAATCGTTGCCCACGGCGAGTACGGAGAAAAACGGGCAAAAAGCCCGTTCGGATGGATTTACAAAGGCGAGATGCCGGAACAGCCTCCTGTAGGAACTGCTCCCCTGATGAAAGAGGGATATATACACACCTACGGTGAACCGGCGCATCCGTTCATGTATCACGCCTTGAAGAAAATCCAAGACCAAGTAGAGGAAGTCGCAAAGGAGGTATTCGGATCGTGATCGACAAAGAAAACGAAGTGTTTACACGGGTTGCCGAAGCGGTCGCTGCCGAGTTCCCCGATGCGAGTATTGATTCCTCTTATCAGCCCGTACCAAGCGGATTTCCGCATGTGTCGTTGTACCAGTACGATTCTTATACCCCTCGAGAATTGCAGGACAATCGACTCTTGCCGAAATACGAAGCAATCTATTTCGAAGCACAGGTCTATTCCAACAAGACCGAAGGACGGAAACAGGAGTGCAAGAAGATCATGGAGATCATCTGCGACACGATGTCGAGGATGAATCTTCGAAGGACGATTCTCACGCCTGTTCCCAATCAGAATGATTCAAGCATTTATCGCATGACAGCGCGGTTCGAAGGCGTTGCCAGCGAAGACGCGTTTTACAGAAGATAAGGAGATGGATTATGGCTTATAACGCTACCAGTACTTACATGTCGTTCCTCATGCACTCTGACGACGGAACCACATACACCAAGCTCGTAGATATCCGCGATTTCCCGGATCTCGGCGGAGACCCGGAACTGATCGACACCACCACTTTAACGGACAAGCAGCGGACAGGCGTCCCCGGAATCATCGAGGCAGACACACTGGTGTTTACAGCGAACTATGACAAGGACGATTTCACCCGTCTGAACACTCAGATGGAAGCAGACCGTTCTGAAAATTCCTACTACGCCGTATGGTTCGGCGGAACAGAGGTAGCCGGTCAGGACCCGACACCGACAGGTGCGCTTGGAAAGTTCAGTTTCAAGGGAAAGATGACCGTTCGTGTTGCAGGCGGAGGAGTAAACGAGGCACGTACAATGTCCGTTTCAATCGCCGCAAGCACACCGGTAAGCTTCTCTGTGGCTTAATTGACTGACTGACGATCGAAGACATAAATAACGAAGGAGGAACGTAAAAGATGTCTAAAAGTATCACAATTACTTATAACGGTGAGGATTACACTCTTGAATTCACCCGCAGGACAGTGCGGGAGATGGAAGGTGCCGGTTTCAAGATTACCGATATCCGGTCGAAACCGATGAGCACCTATCCGAAACTTGTTGCCGGTGCATTCAAGTGCCATCACAAGAAAGTAGACGAAGCGACCGCTTTCGATAAGATTTATGCTTCGATCACAAACAAAGAGGCTTTTATCGAAAAGCTCATCGAGATGTACGGGGACACCCTCAACACACTCTTCGAAGAGCCGGAGGAAAGCGAAAAAAACGCGGAGTGGAAGGCGAACTTCTGAGTTCGTCTTCTGCTGATTCCGACGATAAAAGCGAATCTGACAAAACGTATACGGAAGTCTTTCGGGAATCAATCCCCTTCTACCTGAACGCGGGCATGACCCCGGAGCAGTTCTGGGACGGGGACGTTGAACTGGCGAGGGACTTCCGTATTGCGTATTGGCAGAGAATCGAACAACAAAACGAAATGCTGTGGCTACAGGGTTACTACATGTACACAGCGTTAGGCGCGATTATGCCCGCAGCAAGCGTCAAGTTTAAAGCAAAGCAGTTCGACAAGTATCTGGAGGAACCGATTCCGGTCACGAAGAAGGCTATCAAGAAGAGCGATGAACGGAAGGCGGAGAAACAGATGCAGAAGAATTTTAACTATATGCTGATGTTTGCCGGGGCGCATAACAGCAAGAACAAAGACGGGTAAGAATTATGGCTGATTATAAACTTGGAATTAATGGCGAAGTAACGATAGACAATTCTCAAGCCAAGAAGGCCTTGGAAGATGTCCAAGATGAAGCCAAGAAGTTGAGCGAAGCATTTAACCAGTCATCCGAGGAAACATCTGACAGTCTCGAAAGGTTTACTGAGAAGACCGAAGGGTTCACTTCGGCGATCAGAGATACAGTTACGAATCTCGAGAGCGTAAATGATGCAATTGATTTTTCAAGAAGTATCGATCAGACCACCCTGCTTGGCGAAAAACTGCAGGCACTTGGAAGCAATCTTCTGAATGTAACGGAAGATACAGAACCGATGAAAGTATATGCGCTTATCGACGCAATCCGAAAGGTTGCGGAGGAGGCGGATAAACTCGAGGAAAAAGCAAATTTTCCGAAAGTCAGCACAGAGGATGTCGAGACATTCGTGGGTGCGCGTACCGAAATTGAGAGGACAGGAGAAAAACTGGATCTTCTCAAGGAAAAGTACCGTCAGCTCAAGGAAGAAGGCGCAGACAGTGCAAAACTCCTGTCAGTGGAAGAACAGATTGCCAGGACAGGCGATAAGTACGAAAAACTGCGACAGGCCGCCGAAGAAGCACGAAAACCTGTTGAGGACATTACAGAGGCGTTCAGAAGAGTCGATGAGATGTCAGACCTTGCCATCCCAAAGATTCCCACAGAAGCGGTCGAATCATATCTGCAGACAAGAACAGAGGCAGACCGTCTCAGAGATTCGCTTGAACTGCTTGCAAGAGAGTGGACGGCGGCTACCGAGGCGGGCAACGACAAACGTGCGCTTTCCATTGAGGGAAGTTATGCCCGGACAAAGCAGAGACTGGATGATCTGATCGAGTCAGAGGAAGAGCAGGAAAGGGCAGCCGAAGAGGCGGCGAATGCATTGCGCGATCTTGGGTCGGCATCCGATGAGGTTGTGCGTACATTCCAGCAGGGGAGTTCACTGCAGTTCTTCACAGATTTCACGGACAAGTTTAAGGACAGTTTCAATCTGTCGGATGCATTCAGCCGGGCGGGAAAGACGATTTCCAAAACATTCTCGGTTATCACGAATGCTTCTAAACGGGCAGCGAATGAACTGTATAACTTCGGAAAGAGCGTTGCGGAAAGTCTCGGATCGAAACTCACGGAAGGCATCAAAAAGGTGCATGGACTTGCAAATTCTTTTGGAAGAATTCTTCTGTACCGTGCAGTCCGGACTTTGATCAAGGACATCGGTGCTTCATTCAAAACTGGCATCGACAACATGTACCAGTGGAGTCTGATTGCGGACGGTCAGTTTGCCTCCTCTATGGACAGACTGGCAAGCGAAGCACAGCATGTGAAAAACGCACTCGGCGCTGCCTTGGCTCCGGTAATCAACGCAATGGTTCCGATTGTTGAGAGACTGGCGCATGCGTTTATCGATCTTGTGAACGGGTTCAATCAGTTTGTCGCTGCGCTTACAGGCGCGTCTTCGTGGACGAAAGCACTGCATACTCCGGTTAAATATGCGGACGCGGCGTCTGACGGCTTCTCCAAAGCAACCAAGAAGGCGAAAGAGTACAAGAATACGATTCTTGCTTTCGATGAACTGAATGTCCTGAACGGCGTGGATGACAACGATAACGGCGGGACAGGCGCATCGGGCAAGGAGATTGCCGACTATGCGTCCATGTTTGAAAAAGCACCGTTATCGGACTTCTGGAAGAAGTGGCTCGCAACAGATGACTGGACTGAACTTGGAAGGATAACAGCGCGACGGCTCAATAAATGGCTGAAGGATATCGATAACTGGATCCTTACAAAAGCGAGACCGTTTGCGATGAAATGGTCGAAGCGGTTTGCTACATTCCTTAACGGTTTGATAGATGAACTCGACTGGAAACTGCTCGGGAAGACTATCGCTGATGGAATGATGGTAATTATTGACGCAGTGAATCAGTTCTTCGATCTGTTTGATTCGTACAATTTCGGCAAGAAACTGTCGGAAGGATTCAAGAGCTGGTTCAGAAACATTCAATGGGAATCAATCGGAAAGTATTTCTCCAATGGGCTGAACTTCATTATCGATCTCGCAGACGGGTTCTTCTCAGACTTTGTCACAGATGCGAGGGAGTTCGGAGATGATCTTGGCACGGCATTCAATTCATGGGTGGAAAACATCCATTGGGACAGCATCCGGTCAGGTCTCAGCAACGGTCTGAAATCGATTGCGGATATCCTGTGGGGATTCCTCGACACATCGGAAGGCGGATGGGATCAGTTCAAGACAGAGTTCTCGAAGACAATCGAGACCGTATTTACAAGCCCTGATCTCGAGCGCATCCTTTCCGGTCTTGCACAGTTTGTGAACCGGCTCGCAGATCTGATTATTGAGGTGAACTGGGAACCTGTCGGAGCGCGGGTAGCAGATGCACTCGCAAGCATTGACTGGTGGAATGTGCTGACTGCAGTCGTCACATCCATTGCAGAGTTCTTCTCCGGTCTCATCAAAGAATCCTTCGGTACGGAACACGGAAGAGCATTCCTTGGCACTGTTGCTGGCGTTGCCGGTCTTGCGGGGGCGTTCTCTCTCGTTAAGACGGGACTCGGAGTTGCGCTGAATATCTTTGTCGGCGCGATCGGAGAAACACTCAAAGCACAGATTGTCGCACAGCTTGGAGCGGAAGGTGCTGTAGGTACAACACTCAGCACAACGCTTGCGGGGCTTGGAACAACGGCACTGGCATCCCTTGGATGGGTAGCCGGTATCGGAGCAGCCCTTGTGGAAGCCGGTATCATTGCTTACGGAGCGTTTCAGGCAATCGGAACAGGACTTGACTATTTAGATGCGAAGTGGGCTGAAAGTCAGAGCGTAATCACTCTGCAGTCCGCACTCGCTTCGAAGGGAGTACAGGCATCTACAGAGCAGATCAACCAGTATCTGAACGGAACAATCTCTGTCGCGGAATTGACAGGCGGGAAGTTTGCATCCTTCGGCGAAATGACCGGAGCGACAATGAACAGCACTGCCGAGTCGGTAGGACAGAGCCTCTCAACGATTTCGGAGGCGACAGAGAGTGCATTCTCATCCATCGGAGAGTCGACATACGATTTCTCTGAGGATGTGAATTCCGCAATCGTAGGATTCCTTGAATCTGCGAGTGACGGTTCTTCCGAGTCGATGAATGAGATGGCTGATGGAATGAACGAGGCGTTCAACAAGATTGCAGGGAACATGGAGACCATAACAAAGTCTCTTTCCGGCGCGTTCAATTCGATGGCATCTTCCATCAGCGGAAGCATGCAGACGATGTACAACAGCGTGTCCACATGGATGGCGCGTATGGCATCGAACATCGAAACACAGGCGCGCAGGATCCAGAATGCATTCAACAACGTAAACAGCGCGGCGAACGGCATCACAAATACAAAGGTAGCGGTTCCCGCTCATGCTAACGGCGGTATGGTCGAAGATGGCCTGTTCTTGGCGAACCACGGCGAACTGGTCGGAGAGTTCTCCAACGGTAAGACGGCGGTCGCCAATAACGACATGATTATCGAGGGTATCGAACAGGGTGTATACAATGCGGTGGCAAGCGCACTGGCAAACGGCATGAACCAGGGCGGTTCCGGTGACGTTGTACTGATGATCGATTCCGAGGAAATCGCGAGAGCGTCCATCAAGGGACAGCGCAGTATCGACAGACGGTTCAATCCGACTGTCAGATTCACAGGGTAAGAAGGGGGTAATTCGAAACTATGGCAATGATTACAGTGAATGGGGTCGAATTACCCGACCCCGCTGAATACACTTGGGGATTACAGGACGTATCCGCAAGTGATGCAGGACGAACCGAGGATGCGATGATGCATAAAAACCGTGTCGGGCAAAAGCGGAAACTGAACCTTACATGGAGCGGACTGGAACCGTCAGATGTTGCACTCATCCTGCAGGCGGTCAACCCGGAGTACATGGAAGTATCCTACCCGGATGCCATGTCGAACACCACAGAGACGAGAACATTCTATGTCGGCGACAGGAGTGCTCCGATCCACTGGTGGTACGGAACGACCGGCAGGTATTACAACAGACTAAGTTTCAATTTTATAGAAAGGTAGAACAGCGGAGATGATTGATGTAACCGAAGCGTTCAGAAATGAACTGGATAGTGGGAACAGGAAATACATCGTTTCCGCTGTTCTTTATACTTCGACGCAGACTTATACGATTACGAATTCAAGCATTTGGGAGAATACCTTCTTCATCGAGGATGCGGTCACGCAGTCGGGTCTGTTCGATATCGGCACAGCCGTTATCAACAAGCTGACATTAGGACTGAATAACATTACGGAGACTTACTCCAATGTCGATTTCAAAAACGCCCTGATCATTCCACAGGTAGGACTGATTATTTCGGGGACGGGTGAAGTCGAGCAGTATCAAAAAGGAATCTTCATCGTTGACGATGTCATCTATGACGGATCAGTGATCCGGCTTACCTGCTTAGACTTGATGGCAATGTTCGACCGGAAGTACACCACGGAACTCACGTTCCCCGCGACTCTTGCGGACATTGTCGAGGAAGCATGTGATACGTGCGGGGTTACAATCAACGGCACAAAGTATCCGACTGCGCCTGCAACGTTTCGGAATAATGATTATCTTGTATCGGAAAAACCGGAGCGGGATGATCTCACGTTCCGGGAAGTCATTTCATGGTGTGCGACAATTGCGGGATGCTTTGCGAGAGTGAGCAGGCTTGGTGCGCTTGAATTCAAATGGTTCAATATCGCAACACTTGCGGATCTGATCCAGAATATGCATGCGCCGGATCTGCCGATATATCCCGGAGTGGATTATCTGTTGGATAACTTTTCTGCGGATGTTGCGGTTACGCCGACCTCAATCAGATGCGTTCAGCTTTCTTATACCGTTACAGATGCGGACGGAAACACAGAGACCAAGACGGAAACGTACGGCGATACAAGCGGATACAAAGTATCTATTGCGAACAACGACTTCATTACAACAGACGCGCAGGCATCGACGGTCGTAAGCGCAATGAGCAGTGCGTTGTACTACATGATCTTTTACCGGGCTGACATCACGCATGTATCCGACCCGACCATCGAGGCGGGAGATATTGCAATGGTGCGTAACTTCCGCGGGAAGATGTATCCGATTATCGTCTCCAGAACTAAGTTCGGCATCAGCACTTCACAGGTTACAAACAGTAACTCTGAGACGGAATTGAAAAACGTGCTGGCTCGTCCGACTCTCAATTTCAAAACGGGAGACTACAATTTCCCGGAGATCAATCCGGGTATTGCAATCGTAGGTCCTGACGGAGAGTTCTATCTTATTTACATCGATCCAAACGGCGATCTGAAAACCATGAAACTGCCGATACGAATCTATTACTATGTCGAGCCACGAACTGTGTACTTCGAAGGGGAGACGGTCGATTTGACGGGAACTGTCGTGCATGCGGTATACAACGATGGTTCAGAGGTAGATGTCACTTCCCAGTGCACATTCGAACCGGCGCAGGGGACAACAGTCGGTACACAGGGGTTCAATATTGTTGCGACGTACACGGTAACCGCTCCAACGAGCGGTTCATAAAAGAGGGAATTATGGCAAAGAATCCAACAAGTAACTATACAAACGGAAGAACGTTTACATGCTCTGTTCCGGCAGAGGTACTCGCCGGTGAATACCCGTATAAGATTGCTCTATCAGCAAGCAAAACATACTCTTTACTTACAGACGATTCCGAGGGGTATTACGACCACAATAATATGAAGTGTAAAGGAGCCTTGCTCATCCAAAGCAAATACCCCATCTTCATCGAGAAAAAAACTGTCGGGCAAACGCCCGTTATCAGAGAAACTGATTCTGTTGTAACCAATTATACGGGGTATAACTTGACTGCAAGCCAGTATTACGTGGCGTGTTTCAACGGTAATGGCACTGGGGACAACAACCTCTTTACTGTAGATTTCAAAGGGGGACTGGTTTACGAGAATGATCACCTCGTGATGTCGCTTGATGCGCAGATCAGGGCGCAGGGTGATTATCACAGGATGGCGTTTTACAAAAATGTTGTTGACGGCACCTATCATCGCATCCCATATAACGGGCAACTTCCAAGTGAGACATCAATCGTTGGTAAATACATCTATGACGGGGTTGTGCAGACAGACAGGATCGAAATGTATGCGGATGGATATACAAGCGAAACAACAGTATCAGCGTTGGAAAGAAGGTACATGGCTGACAGGTATTATGCGGGGAGTGGTTTGTATACCGGTGCACCTCTCAGCGCACCGTCACTTAAATGTCTCTCAAAAAGAATGGCGTTTAACGTTTCGTTTATGGATCACTCCGGGACAGGGACGCGCGAATGGGATGGGAACAACCGTCACTATACGTCAACGATCACATGCAATATCGCATCGTCACTCACCGAAATTGAAAACATGAGTTTCAACTCGATTGCGGAATGGTATTCATATTGCCAATCGTTGGAATAAAAAGTGTTTTCAACAGTACCTAATTATGAATTGAACACATCCTGTTTTCCGTTAGAATGTAGTTGAAAAAGAAAATAAAACACCCGACAGCAGAGGCTTATTTTAGGGGTTCAGCAAAGGCTGAGATTATTGGAACGAATGTCGTCCCGTAATTTCAGCCTATTTTTTGTAAGAGAGGAGAGACCGCATATGGGAGTATTGAAAACACCAGAAGACTTTGTCCAAAAGTACAACGGCAAAAGCGTCGACTATGACGGCGCGTACGGCGTGCAGTGTGTTGATGGCTTTAAGATCGGATGCGCGTATCTCAGTATTCCTGTTGCTCCGACTCCCAACAATTGGGCGGATGGATACTGGACGGGATTAAATGCCAACGGAACGCCGAATAAAACAATCCTTCAATGGCAGGCAAAGTACTTCGAAAAAGTAAAAGATCCGAATCAGTTCCGCAATGGCGACTGGGTAGTTTGGGGAAGAAACGGAGTGAGTCCGAGTCATCCGTCAAGCCACATCGCAATGTGGTTTAACAAACAGGAGTTCGGAGAGAACCAGGGCGGAAACGGTGGCTTCTGTCTCAAATCCACAGACTTCTCAGATGCGCTTGGTGCGCTCCGCCCAAAAGCATGGGGCGGATCTCCTTCTGTTGAGATCCCATATGGTGCATCTGTGATCGAGATAGGGAGCAATAAATACTCCCTGTACCGACAGAATCCCGACTTGGAGTATCCCGCTGTCCTCTCCGCAGGGCTGAACAAAGTACTCCCGATTTCCAAACTGGATGCGGAAGTGAACGTGATGGCGAAGGTAACCGGAGCCAATTACTTCCAAATGCGGGACGATGTGCCCGGTCAGCCGGTAGGAATGACATTCGGAGACATCTCCAGTCCGTTAAACGATGTGTGGAGGCAGCTCCCGAATCAGAACACAACGCTCTATTACGACCTTGAAACGGGTGTGTACGGTGACTGCACGGGCATCAGCATCAACAGGGAACACAACGTGTTCTCTCCGGCAGTTGTCTATCCCGAAACAGGGAATTATCAGTATGCAAGGATGGTGGGCATATCACACGTAAACGTTGTAAGCAGATATACGTTTGTTATCCGAATGAACGATGGATCGTACTGTGTAGGGTTGGCTCTTCAGGACTGCACTCCAAAGCAGATTGCGGAAGACTTCAAGACGATATTAAATTTCCATTCTATTGCATTCCTCGATGGCGGAGGGAGTGCACAGTTTGGGAGATGGGATTCAAGCAAGGGGAAGTTCGAATACGTGCGAGACACGGGTAGACCATGCCCGTCAGCCGTAGCAATTATTTCCAAGAAACCTCTTAAGCCATCTACAGAAACACTTCCTCTTCCTCCTGTGCAGGAAGACAACGCCAACGAAACACAGCAGGGAGCGCATGAGACTGTCATTCCCCTGCCTACAAGCCCCGAAACGGGAGAAAGTGAGGAAGAACCCATGTCAGAAAATAAGCCTGCAGAATCGCCCGAAACGAAGCCTGTGGAAGGGTGGACAGACCCGGAGCCTCAGACAAATGTCATCACAGAGCGGATTGCTGCCCTGCTCAGCGTTAAGAGCATTCTCACCTTGGCTCTGACAGTTATATTCGGTTACCTTGTCGTAAATCAGATTGTGATCCCGGATCTCTTCAATGAGATTTATAAAATCGTGATTCTGTTCTTCTTCGGCTATCAGACCGGGAAGGCGGCCGGCAAATGACCAAGAGCCTTCAACGACAGGTCGAGGAAATGAAAGAGGCGAACAGGAAACTGCTTGCCGAAAATGTCGACCTTAAGATTCAAATCGAAAAACTCAAGGCGAGAGCACAGAGCCTTGAGTGCGTAGCAAAACTGATAGAAGGGAGCAAGGTGAGATAGCATGGAGAACCTAACGTGGGTAGGAATAGTCGCAGTACTGCTCTTCTTGTCACAGTTACTGAACATTTATAACTCGTCCAAGACCGCAAAACGGAATGCCGATGAACCGTTACGGGAAGTAAAGGAAATAGCCATAGAAAACAAAAACGAGATTGTTGCACTCAAGTATCGCTTGGAGAAAGATGAGGAGGACATAAATCATGCTCATGAAAAGATACGCGAGAACCAGAAGATCACGAAGTCGCAGAATAAAGCGTTACTGGCTATCCTCTTGGCACTGCAGAATCCCGAGCGCACTGACATGCAGAAAATTCTCGATGATGCCATAAAGGCGATCAGCGAGTAAGAATCTCTATATGGCTTACGTATATTACAACCCAAACCCGGAAGGAAAACAGACAGGAGACTGCGTTATCCGCGCAGTCTCCAAAACAGAAAACTTAGATTGGGATCAGACATACATCAAATTGACAGCCAAGGGTTTCGAAATGAAGGACTGGGGCAATCAAAACGAGGTATGGGAAGCCTATCTTCGGAGCAAAGGATACAAACAGCATTTAATCCCCGACACATGTCCTGAATGCTACAGGGTGGCTGATTTTGCGAAAGACCATCCGACAGGAACATACATTGTCGCAACAGGCAACCATGTTGTAGCCGTGATAAACGGCACCTACTACGATGCATTCGATTCGGGAAGAGATATCGCGACATATTACTGGCAGAGAGGAGGTATGTAAAAAGATCATGCCAAATTATTACAACACCGCAGTTCCTGCAATGCCTGTGGCGGGCTACACCGGGCAGGCATACAACACTGCGGTCAATCCATATCAGCAGATGCAGAGGACATATCCGTATCAGACCATGCCCGCACAACAGCCTACTAACACAAGCGGAATCGAGTGGGTGCAGGGCGAGGCAGGCGCGAAAGGAAGATTCGTTCCTCCCAACAGCACAGCACTGCTTATGGATTCCGAGTCACAGAATTTCTACATCAAAACAACAGACGCCTCCGGGATGCCACAGCCTCTTCGGAAATTCAGATATGAAGAAGTGTTCGACGAAGCACCGGCAACGATGCCAGGTTCTTACTCCGGTAAAGAGCAGGAGGCGGATTACAAAGTGTCTTCTGAAGACTTCCTCACAAAGGATGAATTCTCCAAGAAGATGGATGAACTGATGGGAATGATTCAGTCAATTGCGAATCGTGTCGAAGGCGGAACCGCTGGAGGGAATCTGAAATGAGCATTCCGTTATTCGATCAGTTAAAGGGAAGAACGGCAAACAATACCCCTCAGATGGGGAGTGCTCAGAATCCGCTGTCGAACATGCAGAATTTACTTCGGCGGTTCGATCAGTTTCGAAACACATTTACCGGAGATCCGAAGCAACAGGTAGAGCAATTGCTTCGTACGGGGCAGATGTCGCAGGAACAGTTCAATCAGTTTCAGCAGGCTGCCCGTCAGATTGAGGGAATGTTTGCCGGTAGGAGGTAGATACAGAGATGCTCAAAATTATTCTCCCCAGAGGTGATAGGACATCTAAGAAGATTGCAATCCGCGAGAAGCAGACCGGAGAACTGACGGATATTGAATTCGATGATATCTACTTCACCGTCAAGCGCGTCTACCTCGCGGAAGAGTACCGGTTTCAGAAAAGATATTCCGCAGGGCAGATTGTTAAAGGGGACGACGGATATTATCGATTCACTATTCTGCCCGAAGATACTGACGGTCTGCCGTTCGGGGATTACGACTTCGACATCGAGGTTGTCAAAAACGGGCGCATAAAGCATACGACCGTAGGCACTCTTACCCTCACAAAAGAAGTGACCTACGCGACGAATGAGGAGTAACGAGATATGAGTGATGAACTTGTGACATTAGAAGACGATGATCAGGTCCTCGATGTCGAACTGGAGAACTACAACGTCCCTGTGCAGGAAGATGTAATTCATTCCGGGACTACGGCGTATTGGGAAGCACAGCCATCCCTGGTCGGAGAGATCGGACACATTTATGCATATACAGATTATGTGAATATCGATGAAGAAGATGTTCCTGCGATCAAAGTGGGAGACGGTACAACTCTGCTTTCCGATCTTCCGTTTGTTTCCGGGAACAACGATATCTTGAACGCGCACATCACCAATACGGATATTCACGTTACTGCTGCCGAAAAGGAAACGTGGAATGCCAAGGTTTCTCCGGAAGAAGGCAAAGGGCTTTCTACAAACGACTTCACAAACGAACTGAAGGCGAAACTGGAAGGAATCGAAGCGGGAGCGGAAGCGAATGTGCAGGCAGACTGGAGTCAGACGCTCACGACCGCTGATGACTTCATCAAAAACAAACCGTCTATCCCGGAGAATACATCCGACCTTGTAAACGACAGCGGATTCATCACTGCTGCGCTTGCTCCGGTACAGGGTGTTAAGGGTTCCGCTGAGTCTGCTTACCGGAAAGGGAATGTGAGCATTTCCAAGACCGATATAGGGCTTGGAAACGTGGACAATACGGCTGACGCAGACAAACCTATTTCCACTGCGACGCAGGCAGCGCTCAATGCAAAAATCACAAATCCTTCCGGCGGTACTGCAGGACAAGTCCTAACTAAAACAGTTAACGGTGAAGAATGGGCAGATACCAGCTCAGTAAAGAGCGTAAATACAATCGCTCCTGTAAACGGTGATGTGACACTCGGCAAAGGTGATGTTGGGCTTGGAAACGTGACAAATGACGCTCAGGTCAAACGGTCAGAGATGGGCACTGCAAACGGTGTTGCTACGCTTGATTCCAGCGGGAAAGTACCGTCCGCACAGCTTCCTTCCTTTGTGGATGATGTGCTTGAGTATGCAAGTGCTTCAGCTTTTCCGGAGACGGGTGAAACAGGCAAAATATACGTCGCGCTTGATACAAACTTGACGTATCGGTGGGGCGGTTCTGCATACGTTGAAATCAGTGAATCACTGGCACTTGGAGAAACATCCTCAACGGCATATGCAGGCAATAAGGGAAAAGCTACAACGGATGCTCTAAACACACACCTTGAAGATAACGTTAGACACATCACCAATGCGGAGCGTACATCTTGGAATAACAAGGTAGACAAAGAAGCGGGCAAGAGCCT